TAACATCAACATTTCCTTTAGTATTTAGATTTACATTTCCTACCATATTAACTGACATATTTGGAGTTGTATCTGAGGCTACCATAGAAGAAATTGAAATTGAACCGTCTTTAGAAATACTTATATTAAAACCACTTCTATGAAAAAATTTTGTTTCTCCATTCAATCTATTTAAAGTTAAGCTATCTCCTTGGTCAGTTTCAAAAAGAACCATTGTATGAGGATATTCTGTAATTCTTTGAAATTTGGTAGATGTTCCTGTTAATGCTCCTATTGTGGCAGCAACAGCTGTGTAAATTGGTTTTTGCACATCTCCTACATCAAAATATCCTCTAACTATTGTTCCAATTTCTGGGACTGTTAATGTGCCATAAGTTGAACCTGTGTATGATGATTCAGGTAATGCCCATGGAAGATTAGATTCTGGTAATTCGTCATAAAATCCAAAAATTCTTATTTTGCATCTTCCAAGTTTCATTGGATCATCATTATTTATTATTTTTCCTGTCCATCTATCTGTTTCTTTTATATTTGATGTTGATGTTCCAATTTGTTTTACCGATATTTTGTCTTCATTAGACAAATTTCTTAAAAAATCATTTATGTTACTCATATATCGTATTTATAAATACAAATATAAAGCGGAGTGCAAAGATGAGTTTAGATTATACAAAAGTTTCGCACGAAGGATTATTGGAAGATTGGGAAAATAGACTCCTTGCTGATGATAGATTTAAGAATTTAAATAAGGCGTCAATTTATCAGATGCTAGTTGAGACAATAGCTGGAATATCTGATATGGCAAATTATTATCTTGGAAGAGTTGCTGAAGAAAATTATTTAGATACTGCTAGATTAGATAGTTCAGTTATAAAGCTTTGTAAAAATCTTGGTTATCAGCCAAAAAGACCAATTCCTGCACAGGCTGAAATTGGAATTGTATTGAATGGCCCACTTCCAAAAGGATTAAAAGTTGGTGACACAATATGGTTCAATGATGCCGATATAAATTTTTCTTTTAATAACTATCAGTTTCTTCTTGATACGTGTTATTCATACACATTAACTCAGTCAGACATAGATTCTGGGTCTTCTGCTACTTGGAAGAAAACAATAATTTTTTCAACTGCTAACAAGAATCAGAATTTCATACAGCTTGATGGCACTACTATAGTAAATACAAAAAATCTTTCTCCAATAAAAGTTTATCAAGGAAGTATAAAAACTGTAGAAATAAATGCAGCTAATAATGTTTCAAAAATTGGTTCTAATTATCAGTTTTATGATGTTGATGATGTAACATTTAGTAATTATTATGGAAAAAGAGATCCTTTTGCCTATATAGATGGAAATTATTCAGCCTCAGGCGGAAAATGTAAAATTGGAATTGCTACAACAGAAAATGAAGCTTTAAATAAAAATTTATGTGATATAGAAACACAATTAGTTGAACTTAATTCTAATTTAGATTCATGGGAATCAACTGATGAAAAACTTAATATATGTTTAGTTACATCTAATCCTGATAAAACTGTTAGAATTTCTTTTGGAAATGGAGAAAATTGTATAGGTGGATTTGACAATAGTGATCAAACATTATATGTTAAATATGTTTCTACAGCTGGAGCACAAGCTAATAAAACAGGAACAACATCTTCAACTTTATACTGTACAAGTAAAATTTATGCATCAGGAAAAGGATCTGTTACTGATGTAACATCTAATGTGTCATTTATTTTTAATTCTGATATAACTGGTGGAGTAAATTTTGAAAGTCAGAATTCAATGAAAATAAATTCAAAATTATTTTATTCTTCAAATCAAAAACTTATAACATTAACTGATTGGAAATCTTATTTTCTTTCATTGACAGAACCTTTTACTGTTACCAATGCTATTGCATGGGGTGAACAAAATGTTCAAAATTCTAATAATCAAGATTCACCATATATGCAAAATACAGTTCTTTATTCTTTATTTGGAACACTTTATAAATCTTATTCTGAAGGTGAATATGGAATAATTGACGTTTTTGCTGATGATGAAGACTTAAGTACATCAATGCTTTATACATCTAAGACAATTTATCTTAATCATCTAATTGATTGTATAAAACAACAGAACTTTCCTGTTTCCTATGCATCATATCAGTATGGTGAGACAGATGCATTTGGAGTAAATGCGGCTTCAATTAGAAACGATTGTTCTGATAGAATGATGATAAATACAAATCTTCTTTCTATGCCGCCAATAGTGCATTATTATGATTTGGTTGGTAATGTTCTTGTTGATAAGCAAACTAATCTTCTTACATATCAACAAAATGTTGAAAAAAAGATTTACGAATGGCTTGATACCAATTGTTCTTTTAACACAAAAATTTATAAAAGTGATTTTTCAAAAATACTTTTTGAAAATGAAAATACCAGAAGAGTTAATTGTGACATCAAAGTTTCTGGATTGATAAAAAGTGAATATGTAAAGTATACTTGGTTAACTTCAGATGTAAAATTAAATTATAATTCTGTATATGGTGTAATGCCTGAACATGCTACCGATGCTTATTATAATGTCATTCAAATTCCATCAACTGATTATTTAGGTAAAAGTATTTCTGCAACAGATTTAATTGGCAAAACTATAGTTATAAGTTTATATCAAACAATTAATAGTAATGCCGGAAGTTCTACTGGATATATTAAAAAATATACAGTTACTGTTAATGATTGCCAAGAAAATTCTGGAAGTCTTTATATAGCACTTAATGGATTTATTATAATCAGTGCTGGATATTCATTAGTAACTTCTCAGCCATTTACTATTTCTATACAAAATGAATCATCTTATTCAAGTACAGCAAATTTGAATAAATTATCTTCTACTTTTAGTTCAATTCTTAATTCTTGGGTTAATAGTGCAACTGAATATACATCAACTGAAGAAACGCCGTATGCTTTGCCTTATATAGTTGAATATAATGGAATAGACACAAGAGAACAAGAAATTTTACGTAAAGGAACTGAGTTAGATCTTACAGGACTAAATGAAAATGCATTTTTATATAATTGCGTTAATTCTTATATTTCTGCAGTTAATCCTACTTCATTGGATGATAGTAAATGGACTGCTATAAATACTGATGTTCTTAATTCTTACCCAGCATTAAAACCTGTATTTGATGATAATGTATTGGATGACAATAATAATATAGTTAATTATAGTTGTGCTAATGAAATTTCTGTTGTTAGAATTAAATTAAATTATGTGTATGGTGAATGAAATGGAAAGTTACATAAGTTCAAATTGTATTAATAACGGTAATTATTGTATTGAACAGATAACCGGTGTTTCTTCTTATGACGTTTCACAAATTGGATTTGCTGTATCTAGAGATTTATCAAATATATCAGCACTATCGGCTGCATCTGCTGATTCTTGTAACTTTTATACAAGACTACCTTATGAGGATCGAAATTCCACTTGCGGATGGATTGACACTTTTTCTATAAAGATTGATGAAGAAAGCACTACGTTCAATTATTATGCAGGAAATTCACTAAACTTAAAATCTGGAACAATAGTTAATGCACAAACATTTTCATTTAGTACCTATGATACATATCAATTTGATGAAAATTTTTCTAATAATCACAAAATTTATATTTCTAACACAAGATGTGGTCTAAATGATTTGTTTAGAAATTCTGGAAACATAATATTGAATGAATCAAATGTGGTTTCTTATACAACAGATTCATATTCAGTTAATAAAACAGATCTTTACGAATCAGAAAATCCATATTTTAGAATAACTTGTAATTCTGTGACATATGATCTTCCTATATTAAGAACTTATCTTAATTCTTGTACATCAATAGAAGAAATATATGCAATGGCAGAGAATGAATTTATATCTCAAAACATAATTCCACAGTCATTTATAAAAAATGCAACAAATCGTTCACTATATAATGAAAATGGCATACTTAATGTTTATAATACATTAGTTTTAAGTTCTATTGATGATAATTTTGATTGGAATTCATTAAAAAATCTTGATGCTTTAAGTATTTCAACAAATGAGTGTACATTAAATCCTGTATTTAAGATATCAGATAAGATTATTGATAGTAAGGAAAGATTAAATTTTAATAATGGAATAGAAAATGTAAAAATATCATCAAGAACTTATAGTAATTCAACTGTTTCTTTTTCTTTGACATTAAGAAATACATATATTGATGGAAATGAAGCATTTAATCTTACAGATGATACTCAAAATCTTTCATATACATGTGATGTTGCCGAAACTAAATTCGCTATTCCATCTTATAACACTTTAGATAAAGCATATGATGGGAACAATATAGTCGTAACTAAAGTAGATGCATTACCATCTCTTGAATTAAATCCATCTTTTGTGATTGACGGCAGTAATTATCCAGACCTTTCATTAAATTCTGATTTTCCGATGAGTTCTGATGTTAATTTCATTGTAAGTCGTACATATTATTTTACTGTTGATATTTCTAAAGCTACAGATGTTTATTTGACTCTTACATCTTCTTCTTTTGGAACTTATACAAAAATTATTCATCTAACAAATTATATTCTTACAATGAATGCCATAAAAATGGATTCTAGTAAGTCTCAGACTATTAATAATGTAACGCTTTACCCATATATGTATGATCATGAAAGAATTTACATTTCAGATTCAGCTGGAAGCAATTTTGGCTTATCTGATTATCAAATAGACGTTTCTGAAATACAAAAAAGTAATGCTAAGACATATTCTAGTAATATGAGTGAAATAAATGATGATATTTATGTTATAAGTTCTGTTGATAATAATGAATCTGTTATTGACATATATATTCCTGCTAGAATGAATAATGGAAAAGGATTTAATTCTTGCAATGTTGCTGTAACTGTAATTTTACCGAGTTCAATAATAGAAAAATATGAAATTGCTGAAAATGAACAGTCAGTTTCTTATGTTGCTTATACATTACCTATAATAATACAAGGCATTCCTTATAAACAGTCGTCTGCAGCAAATGATCCTGTGCTTAAAACCTCTGATACTCGTGTTGAATATGGAAATAGTGCTTACACAGAATATTATTATAACAATAATATGAATCTTAGTTCATATATATTTACTAATTCTAATCCTTTATACTTAGTTGATTGCAGTGGAATCATTCCTGACAGCATGATGGACTGTACATTCAGTGGAATAAGTTCAAAAATGATTAATAATCTTACAAGTGCCTCTACTAATATAACATACACATCTGCTATGTCAAAAACTTCTATACCAATAATGAATAATACTACAAATGATATATACGCTGACTGTAATTTATATGATTTTTACCAGATTCTTTCTGGAACTGCTGATATACTTTCAGAAACGTTAATTTTATCGGCAGAAATTGCATAATTGAAATTACATTTTTATAAATATAACAATTATGGTCTATTTGTGAGTGAGTGAAATTATAATTTTTTTATTAAATTAAGAGGATATTTATATGGCAGTTAAATGGAGTACTCCAGGGATTGCAACAACAGAAAATGATCAATCTATTCAGAGTAATACTACACCTGGGATTGGCCGTGGTGCAATAGTAATGAACGCAAACAAAGGATATGTAAATCAGCGTGTCCTAAGCACCGATGTTACAAGTTTTTATCAGAATTTTGGCGAGCCTGATAATGTAAATCAGTATGGACATTTTGCCGCAGCTAATTTTTTTGCTAATGGTTCTACTCAGTTATTGGCAGTAAGAGCTACTAACGGTGATGAAGGATATTCTCAGATACAATATCCTTATACTGATGCTTCTGTAACTGATACCAATACAGTTTCTAGTATTCAGCAATTAAGCTTTATTGATAATTCTGATACCAATAATATAGTTCTTATTGACGCTCTTTCTGGATTGAATGATCCTCAAGCTCTTCAGAATCTTTCTGTTGATGGTTGGAACGGATATGACGGAAATCCTAATAGTGCATCCTTTGCTTTGTCAGCAAGTTCAAAAAGATTAAAAGTAAACGATCTTTTTGATGATGCAGATGATAACGGCGTATACATGGTTTACAGATATACAACGCCAGCTTCTGCTGGGACATCAGGAGAATTTTATTCTGTTCCTAATAATTCTGCTACAAGTACAATGGTTTCTTATGCTGTTACTGATAGTGGCATCACGATGAGTGCTTTGAATTTTACTTTAAGCGACCCAGAAACGTTTACTGCTAATAGTTCTACTACAGCAACGATTGGGTTTTATATTGACCAGAAGAATGCACTTAATCCTAATCAGACTGGATATTACAGTTTTGATATAAGTGGTGCTTCAGCTGCTATGGCAGCCACAGCTATTAGCGGAACTAAAATTGGAGATATTTATAAAAGTTCATTTCTTCCAGATTCTTGTATTTCCGAAAAAGCTAATTATGTAACATTAGTAGATTGGGATGATCTTTCCATAAATAACTATACAGTTGCTAATAGTGCTTTAACGGCAGCAAGTGATGTAAAAGGCATAGAATTTAAAGAATATGGGTTAGCTGATTATACAGAAGATTTAATTGTGGGTGATGTCACGGCTGAACAATGTAGTACAGCAGCCACTTCCGCAATAAACAATATAGCTAATGAATATGGAATTGCACCAACTAACATAAACACTTCTGCATATGCAATTCTTAGTTATTATAATGCATATACTGATGAAACTGATTCTAATAATGAAATTGTTAAATTGGTATATGTTGATTCCGAGCATAAGGATGGGTATTCAAAATGTGATACGACATTTATTGCATATAATGAATATAATTCTAAAGTGAATATGACCATTGATTCTGTTTATAAAGCTTCTGCGCCTGAACCTATCGTTGCTCCTTGGCAAGTTGCTACAGATATTACTACTAATACAGGTCTGAATAAGATGATAGCAATGAGCACTTCACAGGTTATGTCAGATCCTACAGGACAATGGGCTGATGGATTCACTCCTTCTTGCGATACAGATGCTGAACCCGGAAATGGAGATATAGAATCATTCGAAGGACTTGATGATAACTTAGTGATAGGTGCATTTGGCCCTGGAGAATTCGGAAATAATATTGGTATTTCTATAATTTCTCCTGAAGCGGCTAAATATCCAGCACTTTATAATCAAAATGCATTTTCTTGGAAATATAGTTACGATGACGAAGATAAAGTAAATAATGCATTAGAGCCAAATAATTATGAATCTAATGCAGAAGATCTTACTTGGAAAAAGGTCTATCGTATTAATGTATATCAAAAGGCTAAAGATAAAACTGCATCTGTATGGGGATTTGGACTTGATGCTATAACATCAGATCCAGCAGAATCATGGTATGTATCTAATGACCCTCAAGCTAAGGATTCTGAAGGAAATTCCTTGTATGCTCCTTATGTAATAAATGGTCGTTCTAATTACATCTATGTTTCAAAGAAATCTGTACAGAATTCTATAGATAGAAAAGGCAAGTATAAGATGCCTGCAATGACTTGGTCTATTTACCAGATGACAGGTGGAAAGAATTCTACATTGAATAATATTAAAGAGAAGACAGCTGCTCTAAATCTTTACACTGATACACAGAAGGCCGCATTTGATATTCTTTTCAACGTTGAAGCTATTGATACATTTAATGGTAAGCAGAGATATAGTTCAATGCAGAGAAGAATTGCTGAAATTGCATCTAATAGGGAAAAAGATATTGCAGTAATTCAGGTTACCTCTAAGAATGCAAAAACAATAAAGCTTGAACTTTCTGAAGGTAAAGTATTTTCATTCAATAAAGGTTCATATGTAGCTGCATATGCTGGATACGATAAGTATTACGATTCTTATACAGCTAACTGGGTATTCCTTCCAAAGTCAGTTGCTGCTGCGTGTGCTATGGCTTATTGCGATGCATATTCATATCCTTGGATGGCTCCTGCTGGCATATCTCGTGGAGGAATAGGCTATTCCAATGGTGTTCTACCAAAGAATACTGATAATGAAATTGGGCAATTGTATGATAACAACATCAATACTTCTAGAACCTGTGCTGGTTACGGAGAGGTTCTTTGGTGCCAGAAGACAATGCTTAAGAAGATTTCTGCATTAAATAGAATAAATGTTAGAAGACTTCTTAATTACATTGAAAATAATCTTGAAAGCATTCTTGTTCCATATCTTTATCAGAATAATACAACTAACACTAGAACTTCAATGTACACTGTGGTTGATGCATTCCTTTCAAGAATACAGGCTGCTGAAGGATTAATTTCTAAATCGGTGGCAATAAATACTGACCCAGATGATTCTCATATTGTATATGTTGACATTTCTCTCGTTCCAGCAGAATCAATAGAATGGATTAATGTTAGAATTACAATAAATAGAAATACTGGTGTAACTGCTACAGAAGTATAATTTTTTAAAAAAGTAAATGATCGTCGGTTTTAAACTGACGGTCATTTTTTATAAATACAATATAGAAAGAGGACTAAAATGAAAATTATATCAGAAGGCGGAAATGTTAAACTAAACGGATATTCTGCGCAAAAAATGAATCTAACAAAATTGAGTAAAACTGAATATGAAAATTTTAAGTCTGATTTAATTAAATTACTTATTGAATTTAATGATGCTGTTAAGTTACGTGGCGGATTTTATTTATTTAAAAATCTTAATACTTTAAAAAACGGCGGATATTTTTCTGGGTCAAGTGAACAGTTCATTAGTCATACAAGTGAAGAATTTGTACCGTATAAACCTACTATGGGTGATATTGATGTACAAGTAAATAATACAGAAAAAAATGAATTAAAGAAAGTTCTTTCCGGATTAGAAGGAAAGAGTTTCAATGGCTTTAAGTATGTAGGCACGAATTTTGGTTCTGATTATAATAATCTTTTTCTTACTCCTTCAAAGTATAAAGACGTTTCAAATTGTATTCAGATAGATTTTGAATTTATTTCTATGGGCGAAAGTGGAGAAGTTTCAACATTTGATAAATTCAATAAAAGTTCAATGTATATAGATTTAAAGAATGGCCTTAAAGGTTTGTTTAAGTCAAATTTTGTTTCTTGTTTATTTAGTATAAAATACGAAAAGCCTGGAGTAATTTTCCAAGATAAAAAAGATGAAATTTCTAAAGCTAAGCAGACGGGTTTTGTCTCACAATTTACTTATGGCAACAAAGGTCTTCGTCAGAAGTATTCGCCTGTAACTGATAAGAACGGCGCGGCCATTGAATATAACGGTAAGCCCGCTTATAGAGTTATAAAAGACATAACTGATGATTCTTCTGAAAGAAATTTGGATAAGATTTTTGATAAATTATTTGATGCAAAATATGATAAGAAAAACGCTGAATTATTTTCTTCTTATATCGGACTTCTTAAACTTGTTAAAAAGTATTGGGACAAATCCGCTCAAAAGAAACTAGCAGAAAAATGGCCTACATTTATGATTGCACATAAGCCAGATATTGACCCAGATGCTTTTAATAAAGCAATGGACGCTTTTCATAAAGAATTTCCTGAATATGAAGAATTTAAGTATGAAGACGTTTCCAATAAAAATGTATCAGAGAAAAAAGATCCATTTACTTTTTATAAATATGTGAATGAATGCAAAGACAAATACAACAAACTTTTAAAAGATTAAAAGGTAATTTTTATGCCAATTAAGAATATGATTGTTAAATCAACAAGTAAGAAGAACTTAGGAAAAAATATAAAAACTGATGTATATTACTGGAAAGAAAATAATGAATTGGTGGGTGTTGCTGTAGGACATTTTGCTCCATTCACTGGAAAATTCGGTCATGCACGTATGTTAGAAAATGCAAAAAAAGCAGGTATAAAAAAATTTATAATAGTAATTCCTAAAACAACAAAATCATTGGATGATAATAGAAATATGTTCACTGATGAACAAAAAAAGTATATAATTGAAAAGGGATGTGAAGATTTAGGAATTGATTTGCTTGATGTTACTATTTCTGATACGCCGTTTTCAGCGGCAATAATAAATAATTTGGCAAAAAAATATCAACAGTATAGACTTGTTCTTTTGTGTGGACCAGATAGATATGATGATTATTTAAGATTTGGCAGGCCATTTAATATTGACAACAAATCTACGTTGGATAAAAATGATTCTGAATTTAGACGTTTTGAAATTTATCCTTGTGATTCTAGAGGAAAAAAGAACGTTTCTGGAACTCAGGTTAGAGAATTTATAAAGAATAATGATAGAGAAAAGTTTCTTGATGCCACAGGATATTCTAAAAAATTGTGGGATATTGTTAGAAAGTTCGCCATTAATAATGGTGTTATTGACATAGATGAAGGCAAAACATTTTATGATGTGTTGAGCAATTATAATATTATTTCAGAAGAAGTTCAGGCAACAAAAAGAGAAGGCATTAAGCATCTTTATAATCCCGGAAATTCACAAGAACTTTCAAGTAAAGATTTTATTGATATTGTTAAATGGATAAAATCTCAGGGCGGAAAATTGGATGATTCTAAAAATGTTTCTTATTCTGAAAAATCTGATGGCTGTGCATTGAGGTTTGGATTAAACGAATCTAATGAATTTTTTATTGAACAAAGTTATTCAGGGCCAGTGTATGATGGAGACTTTTTTAGAGAAAAGAGTTTGAAAAAATTTGGTTTTGTAAATAGAATGGGAAAGGCTTGGAAAGATCTTTTTAATGAAATGAAAGCAGATAAGTCCATTCAGAATATATTAAAGAAATATAATACAAAAAATGGAATAAAAGTAATAGGTGAAGTGTATATAAATGAAATAGGTTTTGAAGGTAAAATTCCTGATACATTGCGATTTGTTGGAATGGAATATTACAAGTCAAAATTAGGAACATGCTGTACAATAATAATCTTTAATGTCGTGGATGGCAACGGAGAAAAAATTAAAAATTCTGATAACATTAGGAAGGAATTTATAAAATCTTCAACAAAGAAAATTATTTTTGATGATCCAAATTATCCTAATAAATTCGGTTCAATTGATTTTAAAAAGGAAATTTCAGAATTAGAAAATACAGTCAAAAATCTCCAAAAAGAATATGGGCAATCACTTGAAGAAATTTTGGATTCTAAATCTAAAAAGAAAGATGATATTGATAAGAAGAATGCAATAAAAACTGCTATAGAAAAAATTCAAGAAAAGTTTGATAAAAAGATTAAGGCATTATTTAAAAATACTGATGGAAAATGGGGTCCTTATAGAGAAGGAATAGTTCTTAAATTGGCAAATGATGTTATGTTAAAAATAACTTCAGATGAATTTAAGAAATTTAAAGCCAATCATAATGATGATACTATGAGTAACTGGCTTAGAGAGCCTGCGGAGTAAAACTATAAATGTTTCAGAATAATCCAGATTTAAGAGGCCACGGTGAAGTGGTGGAAATGACAAAAGAACAAATGGAAGAATGGGTTAAGTGTAGTCAAGACGTTTTTACATTTGCTAATTATTTTAATATAATTGCTGAAGATGGCATGCATCCAATAAAACTTAGGCCGTATCAAGAAAGGCTACTTAGATTTTTTGATGCAGATGTTCCAGATAAGAATAACAGAATAGTTATGATTGGAAGACAAACTGGAAAAACAACTTTAGCTACATTATATTTAACTTGGCTTGCACTTTTCAAATCTGACAAAACTATTGCAATTCTAGCAAATAAAGAGGAACAGGCTCTTGAAATAATGTCTCGTATAAGAGATGCTTATGTTAAACTTCCACTTTGGCTGCAACAAGGAATAAATCTTATGAAGGGTGGATTTGCTAAAGGTACTATTGGATTGGATAATGGAACTAAAATTTTTGCCGCCGCCAGTTCTTCTTCATCTATTCGTGGTAAAACTGTTGATTATATGCTTGTTGATGAATTTGCACATCTTGAGCCTGGCATAGCTGATACTTTCATGATGTCAGTTTTTCCAACTCAATCTTCAAGAAAAGACGCTAGGCTAATTCTTATTTCTACTCCTGTTGGTATGAATCATTTTTATGATATATGGCAAAAAGCTGTTCAGGGAGTTGGAT